GCCACTGCGACCAGCAGTAAACCTCCACAAGAGGGGGGGTGTATGTCTACACCTTTCTCTACTCCACTAGTATTTTCCGTTTCCGGATTTTTGCGGTTCTAGAGTCCGCAACCTGAGATGGATCGTGCTCCTCCCAATAACCGTATAGGTTATATAGGAGCCGGCTAAGGCCCTCTAGACGACACGGGATTTTAGGTGTTGATAACACCCATCCCATGACCCAGAGGTGGCACAATCTGCGGTCATAACCCCATCGGTGTTTGGATAAATCCAATTCACTAAGGGGATCAATCACACTCAACCCTCCTAACCGATCCCAATGAACCAGGATACCTGGGTAATTGGAATTCGCTAGGTCAAGAAGGTATCCGCCAGTCATGCGGTAATTAAGCGCATAACACGAACTGCTGTATTCACATACAGCAGTGGCGAGATTTCCATCCAGGGATCGACGAGATATGTCCTTTTTGATTTTAAAAGGAGTGACGTTTTCGCCTTTCCAGGCGTCAACACCACAACTTTCACGAAAAGGACCCTCAACGTATGATTTATCAGTATTGACTTTTAAACCAAAACTGATAAATGTTTCACATAAATGTGAAAACACTTGGGGACGAATAATTATGTCGTCACCATACACATACGTCGACGCCTTCGCATCAGCGCAGGTCAACCCGGCTTTTACGCCGGAGAGAACTGCCAACGCCCAGAAACATGCGGATTCTATAGGAAAGCATAAAGCTGATCCCATAGGCGCATATTTTCGGTGACCCTCATACAGGGTTCCGTCTGGGAGGAGGGTAGAATGCGACCGTAAGGCATGTAGATATTTCAAAGACCCTTCCGGGAAAATGAGATCTACTAGCCTAGTCGTAACTCTATCGGATGCATCTTGAAGATCAATCGTAGCAAACTCCCCATTCTCACTCGATGTGAGAGCAAGGCGCCCGTTTATAGATTGATCGACAAAGTTAATCCGTCCATGTGAGTTAACTTCAAGCAATCTCATCAGATTGCGAGAAACTCCCTGCTGGATAAACATTAATTCTTTTGGTTCACAGGATATTGTCCTGGGACCGCGAGAATCCTTAGGAACGAAGAGCAATCGCGAGATTGCTTCCTTCCGTTTGGACCGTTTCACAACGGATAATATTTCTCCGCACATGGATGGCGAGACTCTACCACCTGAGCGTAATCCAAAATATGTTTCATATCTTGGATACACGCGATGGAGAGAGGGAATATGGTCAATGGTTTCCCATTTACCCATACTATCTTCTCCACCTGCTACCGCTCCAGGGCCATGACGAGGACGAATTCTTACGAACGTGTCCAAGTCATGTCCAATCAGTTCGAGAATTAATTCACGAAGCTGAATGGCATCACTAGAGAAATACGAAGGAAAATCGAGTAAATCGAGCTCCTCCTCATTCTCCTTCCATTTATCTAAAGCAACTCGAAGTTGATCTTCAGATAGTGGACGCTCTAACTTGTAAACAAGGTAGAAAAGTGACCGATAGGCACGAATCACTCGTGCTTGTTCTGGAACGGATCCGTCCGGATCATTAAGTACGTATGCAAGCATACGACAAAACAGTGGACAAGAGAACTGTAAAGTTCCCTCTTTATAGTGGAAGTAGGGTTTGAATCCTACAGCCAACTCCCCATTGTCATGGACAAGTAATTTATCATACCATTTCCCAAGAATGGGCATGGATATGGTTAAGAACTCAATCCCTTCATGATCCGTTCGACTAGATAGATACCGAAAGTCGCGGGAGATCTCTCTCCTAACGTTTAAGGTATTTACTAATCGGAGAGTAGAGGAACTCTCAATCAGATTGGCTATGTCGTCGAGTAGATTTCGGATAACACCGAGAATTATCTCGATACGGCTATTCTGGACTGCGTTATACACGCTAGACCTCCGCATGGCAAGATCCTAGATGTTATATCAACGAACCCTAAGTCAGGTCAGCTCTTCGCTGGTTAGCTTAGGTTTCGTCTCTCAAAAGTTTCGCTAAGTTTGCGGCAGTGAAGAAATTCCTGCCGAAAGCTGCGATATCCTTTTGATTCTGAGTAGTCAATGTAGCTCCGGGATCGACAGTATACGTGATATTCATCACGATCTTCTCGATCTTCAGAGTCGTAGCATTGTACTTCTCATGCGAGAATTGGACAAGATGCCGACGAATCGGAAATTGTCCTTTCGCAGTAGAAGGTCCAGCATTGGAATGCCGGATACTCAGACGTCGAATTTCGGCAGCCGTGGCATCATCCTCTACCCAGTCAGAACCGCTTTGCAAGCGGGAGGCTAGGACGAAGGTTTGAGGCCCCGGAATGCCGGCGTCGTCGTTAAGTACGATAGGATCTGCAAATGCCATGTTTTGTTCCTTTTGCCAGCCTCTTTTGATCTGGCCAATGAGTATTAGGCGGCGTCTCACGACGCGGAGTGCAGTTAGCACTTACTTTCGCTTCGGAAAGAAACCGATAGCGAGAGCGCCCAGTATCGAGAAGTGGTACCAATCGCTTGGTACGCGGAAGAGGGTAGTCTCACTTGGAAAAGGGAGACCTGCCTGACGCCCATACAACTCGTACTTTATTAATCCTCCAAATAAGCCCATATCATTCCAAACACCCCCGAAAAATCGGAAGTGATTAGTTTGAGCATGGATCTTGTAGGAGAATGAATGACCATAACCTAATACCGTAACGCCTGCATCAAACAGGTTAAAATCGTTTCTATTCTGAAACAATCTCGAACGGTAGGATAGGAAATAGTCGATCAACCATGAAAAGGGAATTGCTTCCCAAATAATCCCCACCGGATTGGTGAGGCCCATCATGGCTGACCAAAGTGTCGAGATACCCAACATTCCTCTCAGATAATGATCTGGGATGTCCAAGAATATCTTGGATCTCGCATGGTACGACAACGTTAAGTCGAAGTACCGTATCGAGATATGATGGGTTCCGTTAGCTGGTGAAAGTACCGGATCCGCCTTTATTATTGTGGCGAACGGTAAATCATGATGCCACTCGTTTGGGTCATAGGACACTAAGTCCTCTAACTTATCGCGAGTGTAATCAAGATACACCACTTGGTGATTATGGTCTTGCAACCACTTGAGTTTCTTATACGCTGCGGAAATTCCACAGAGTATAGCTTTCAAGTCTTTCAAGGAAGGCTTAATCGCAAAGTTCCACGCTAGCCAATGGGCTGCCGCGGCTTTGTGACCAGCTTTAATCAGACGTAGATATTCTCTGCGATAGGCTTCAATAGCCTTCTCATAAATATCACGAAAACGTCTGATTCCTCGAACGTTCCCATCGCAAGCTTGTATCAATTCAATGATAAAGTTTGCTAAGGAAACGTTGGACTGCACCACACTAGATAATTTGTCCTCAGATTTGAGCGCGAGCTCATCTAGCTGAGTGTTATCTAGGAACGGTAAATGGGCCCGAACGAGATCGCGAGGACTGAATTCACCTGTGAAAGTGATAACCGGTCCTTCGTCATCGTCCGGAACTTTGAATACTTCAGAGTATCCATCGTACTTCTCTCGCACACATGGATTATACCAATTTTGGATATATCCATGAGTGTCCCACATCTCGTCCGTCTTCCGTGAGGAAGGGAACAAAGACCCGGAGACAAAGCTATGCACATCATCACCTATTTGATCTATCACGTAGGTAATGGGTGTATAACTCATTTGTGGCTTACCCCGATGTCGATGACCGGCGTTTCGGCCGGTTGAGTAAGAAGTTTTCCGATGTCGGAACTTCTTCTTAATCTTCGGCTCGGGATTGTCACAAAATGCCATGAGAGAACCTCCGCTAAGAGCCAG